TACATGGGGCCGTAATGCAACCTGTGCGTGTGTGACGCTGTTACATTGGATTTGATGCAAATGCGGTTGGGTGACCGATGAAGCAATCGGGCAGGCGTTCGGCTGCGGCGCTGGCGGTGGTGCCGCAGGCGCTGGAGGTCATGGAGCGCCCGAGGCCGCCCTCTGATCTAGGTGAGGAGGAGACTGCGGTGTGGCGGGCCATCGTGGTTCAGGAGGCGGCAGACTGGTTCACCGCTGCCACGTTGCCGCTGTTGGCGCAGTACTGCCGGCACACCGTGCATGCGAGGCGTGTGGCTCTACTGCTGGAGACGATGGTCGACAGGCTCCAGGCCGAGGGCATGCGCCTCGTGCTGGAGTACGATGTGCTCCTTAAGATCCAGGACCGTGAGAGCAAGGCGATGATGTTGTTGGCCCGCTCGATGCGGCTGACGCAACAAACAAGCAGGCATGACAAATCCCGCAAGACGCAAGTCCTCAACACGCCGTGGTCGCGTGGTCAGCAGGGCTGAGCGCAACATTGCGTGGATAGAGGAGTGCTGTCGTGTCCCGGAAGGGAAGTTCGTCGGTCAGCGTGTCGTGCTTCGTGAGTGGCAGCGTGATGTGCTGCGGCAGATATACGACAACCCGCACGGCACGAGGCGAGCGATCCTGAGCTTCGGCCGCAAGAACGGAAAGAGCGGCCTCGCGTGTTTTCTGCTTCTGCTGAACCTGTGCGGTGCCGAGGCAAAGCCCAACTCGCAACTCTTTAGCACGGCGCAGTCGAGGGACCAGGCTGCGGTGCTGTTCGATTTGGCCGCCAAGTGTGTGCGCCTGTCACCCGAGCTGCACCCGTTCATACTGATCCGGGACGCGCGCAAGGAGCTGATGTGCCCTGGCCTCGGCACGCTCTACAGGGCGCTGTCGGCTGAGGCGTCGACTGCGTTCGGCCTGTCCCCGGCCTTCGTGTGTCACGACGAGTTATCGCAGGTACGCGGCCCGCGCAGCACGCTCTACGAGGCCCTGGAGACCGCTGCCGGTGCCCAGGAGGCTCCGCTCAGCGTCATCATCAGCACGCAGGCCGCAACCGATGCGGACCTTCTCTCGGTACTGATCGACGACGCGATGGCGGGGCACGATCCGCGCGTGGTGTGCAAGCTCTACACGGCCGACCCGACGCTCGACCCGTTCAGCGAGGAGGCGATACGGGCGGCAAACCCGGCGTTCGGCGACTTTCAGAACGCGGCCGAGACGCTGGCGATGGCGGCCGATGCGCAGCGCATGCCGAGCCGCGAGGCCGAATATCGCAACCTGATCCTCAATCAGCGTGTCGAGGCCAACCACCCGTTTGTGTCCGCGACCGTGTGGGCCGCCTGCGGCACCGAGCCGTTGCCATTGGACGGTGTGCCGGTGTGGGGCGGTTTAGACCTCAGTGCCGTCGCCGACCTCACCGCGCTGGTGCTGATCGGCGAGGTGGACGGCGCCTGGCAGGTGCACCCGACGTTCTGGCTGCCGGGTGAGGCGCTCGCCGACCGCAGCCGTGCCGACCGGGTGCCCTACGACCTCTGGCACAAACAGGGCTTGCTGCAGGCCGCGCCGGGCAGCTCGGTGGAATATGAGTACATCGCCGAGTATCTGCGCGGCGTGTTCGACCGCCACGACGTGCGCAAGATCGCATTCGACCGCTGGGGTTGGCCGCACCTGAAGCCGTGGCTCCTGAAAGCCGGTTTCGACGAGTGGCTGCTCTCCGAGCACTTCGTGGAGTGGGGCCAGGGCATGCAGTCGATGTCCCCGGCCTTGCGGGCGCTGGAGAGCGACCTGTTGAACGCCGCGATCGCCCACGGCAATCACCCCGTCCTTTCGATGTGCGCCGGCAACGCGGTGGTGAAAACCGACCCGGCGGGCAACCGCAAGCTCGACAAAATGCGCAGCGCCGGCCGGATCGACGGGATGGTGGCGCTGGCGATGGCGCGAGGCGCCGCGGCGGCCGATGCGGAGGAAGTCTGTGACCTGGCCTCGATGATCGCATAAGGGCGGTCAGCGCGTAGCTAAACACAACCGTTTAATCTGCTTTGCCGCTTCGATGCGGCGAGGACGCATCAACCATGCCTGTGATGACCCAACCCGGCGCCGGGAAGGCACCGGGCAGCACGATGTTTGTGCTCAGCGACGAGCGGCTCAACCGGCGCGGCGATATCGTGGACAGCGCCGGCTGGCAGTTGGACGAGTTCAAGCAGAACCCAATAGCGCTGTTCAACCACGACCCTGACCGGATTGTCGGGAATTGGTCGAATGTCCGGGTCGAGAACAAAGAGCTTATCGGCGAGTTTCAGCCCGTGGCGCCCGGCACGTCGCAGCTTGGCGACGAGGTGCGCCTGCTGGTCGAGCAGGACGTATTACGCGCCGCGAGCGTCGGGTTCCGTTTCCTCAAGTCGGAGCCGCTCGATCCCGACAGGCCGCATCGTGGCCGGCGCTACACGAAACAAGTCCTGATGGAAGTTTCCTTGGTCAGTGTGCCTGCCAATCCCGGCGCGCTCTCCAAAGCACGCTCGCTGCATCTCAGCGACGACGTAATGGCGCTCGTCTTCGGCAAGCACGCCGCTACAGAGCCGAGAGCCATCTCACCCGGCAAGCACGCCGCAACCCACCCTCACGGAACGAGGGTCAAGTCCATGAACATCTCACAGCAGATCGAAGACGTACAAACGAGGCTCAATGCGGCGCGCGATGCACTGTTGGAGCACACAACGGAACCCGACCACGACGCCGAGGAGGCCGACCGGCTGAACGGCGAGATCGAGTATCTCGAAAAGGATCTGGCCTCAAAGCAACGCACAGAGAAGAGCCTGGCTGTACGGGCGATCAATGAACCGCGCGACCCGCAGGCGCAGGCGCTGGCTGTCCGTCGGCCGCTTAATGTCAGCGTGCCCGCCACCGCTAAGGCCGATTACCTGTGGCGCGCGGCTGCTGCCGGCTACGTCGCGAAAGTGCGCCACCAGAGCGTCGACGACGTGCTGCGCGAGCGCTACGCGATCGAGCGCTACAGCGACGCTGAGGCGACCAAATGGGTGACGCACGCGGCGGTGTCGGGGGCGCTGACATCGGTGCCGGCGTGGGCTGGCGACCTGGTGCAGCAGGGCAATGCCGAGTGGCTGGCTAACCTGACCCCGTCGCCGGTGTTCTCACGGCTCTCCGCGCTCGGCACCAGCATGATGTTTGGCCCGAACCAGGGCACGATCAAGATACCGTCCCGGGCGACGACGCCGAGCATCACGGGTTCGTTCGTTGCTTAGGCCAATCCCATCCCGGTGCGCCGCCTCGGGGTGACGTCCATCACCCTGATCCCGCACAAGATGGGCGTCATCAGCGTGTACTCGCGCGAGATGGCTGCCTACAGCAACCCGTCGATCGAGAGCATCATCCGGCAAGGCATCGAGGATGACACCTCGATCACGATCGACACGCTGCTGTTGGATGCGACAGCGGAGAGCGCGACCCGCCCGGCCGGTTTGCGCTACGGCATCAGCGCCGCCGGCACCGCCAGCGTGGCCAAGGGCTACGCAGCGTTTCTGGCCGACATGGCTCTGCTGTCGGCGCCGTTCTTCAACGTCAACGCCGGCCGCTCGCTGGCGTTGATCATGAACCCGCAACAGCGCATGCAGATTGGGTTCGCGCCGGGGCCCGACGGCACCTTTGGGTGGGCAACGCAGTTCACCGACCGATTCACGATTATCGAGAGCACGACGGTCACCGCCGGCACGGTCATCATGGTGGATGCGGCCGACTTCGTGAGCGTGAGCGGGGCGCCCGAATTCGATATCTCCGAGCAGGCAACGTTACATTTAGAGGATACTGCGCCGCTAAATATCGGCGTGGCAGGAGCACCTGCAACGGTTGCGGCACCAACGCAGTCCATGTACCAGACGGCGCAGATCGCGATACGGATGCTGCTAAACGTAACGTGGGCAATGCGCCGCACTGGGATGGTGCAGTATCTGACTGGCGTCTCGTGGGCGCCGGCGTAACAACTGAGGTGTAGCGATGGAAACCACCAAAGAGCAGCAGGACCGCGAGCGCGAGCGGGCTGCGGCTGCGCGCACCGTGCCGCGGCAAGGCGAGTCTCAAGCACCCACCCGCGAGCGTGACGAGGCGGACAAGCAGATTGCCGAGCGTCTCGCCGCAGAGCCGGAACCGCCACAGCCGAGCCAGGAGGAGGCGGACGAGATCAAGGAGCGGGCGCTCAACCCTGCGGCTGGCAGCGAGGCCGCCGAGCCGAAGGCACCAACGCCGCCACAACCGCCGCCTGCCGGCGAGACTGCCGAGCAGCGCCGCGAGCGGGAGCGCCGGGAGCGCGAACAGCAGCGCACAACCTCCGGCGAGCAGACCAACCGCTAATGCCGCTACTCTCCCGGCTGCTGTCCTGGCGAGGATCGGCGGCCGAGGGGAAGTACCGCCCTGGCCCCTGGCCCACCGGCGAGGGCGTCATCCCCGCGAGCTGGGGCCGCTACGTCAACTGGTGGCAGAGCGGCTTCAACCCCGAGCCCTACAACGAGCGCTCCGCGATGGTCGAGGCGTGCCAGGCGGCATACAGCGAGACGCTGGCAATGCTGCCTGGCGACCATTGGCGGGGCCTCGCCAACGGGGGGCGCGAGCGGGTCACGACCTCGGCGCTGTCGCGCATCCTGCGCCGTCCGAACGATTACCAGACGGCGTCAGATTTCTTTCTCAACCTTACCCGGCGGCTGTACGCATACGGCAACTCCTACGCCTACGCAGTTCGCAACAACCGCGCCGAGATCGTCGAATTGCACCTGATGCGCCAAGGGCAGTGTGCGCTGGCCGAAGACGGCAGCATCCACTACGCGCTGTCGGGCAACGAGATCGTCGAACAGCGGATCGACCTGTCGGAGCCTGTGCCGGCGCGCGACGTGCTGCACGTCAGGCTGCACACGCCGCGCCATCCTCTGCAGGGCGAAAGCCCAATCCTGTCGGCCGCGCTCGACTTGGGCATGCACAACGTGGCGCTGCGCCAGCAACTGACATTCTTCTTGAACCAGGCGCGCTCCAGCTTCGTGCTCGCGACCGACAACCCGGTGAAAGACGAGAACAACGAGGCGTTGCGCGAAAAGATCATGAGCCGCATAAGCGGGATGAACGAGGGCATGCCGCTGATCCTGTCGAACGGTCTTAAACCCTACCCGATATCGACCAGTGCGGTGGACGCGCAGCTCGCCGAAATGCTCAAGATGAGCGCCGCCAACATTGCATTGGCCCACCGCATACCGCTGCAGGTGCTGGGGTTAGGAGAAAGTACCTATAGCAATGTCGAGATATTGAACCAGGCATGGCTCGCATCAGGACTGGGGTTCACGCTGAATCACGTCGAGACCGCATTCGACCAGTTGTTTAACTTGAAGGGTTATCCCGAGGAATACACCGAGCTGGACACGAAGGCTTTATTGCGCAGTGCATACCGCGAAAGGATCGAAGGTCTGGCAAGAGGCGTGATTTCAGGAATTTACGCACCGGACGAGGCGAGAAATCTGGAAGACCTGCCGAGCGTGCCCGGTGGGGTTGGGAAAGAACCACGGGTGCAGCAGCAGGTTGTGCCGCTGTCCTATGGCGCGGACATGCAGCCGCCGCCGGTCAATACAGGTCCGACGCCACCGGCGCCGGCGCCTACCGATCAGCCGCCCGCCGACAATCAGGACAGTCCCGATGGCGGCGACAGCCAGGATGCCGAGCATTCACTCGCTACGCTCCGCGCTGCGTATGACCGGGAGCGCCTCGTTGCCGCGTGACGACGTGGTGCTCGCCGAACTGGGCGCGATCGTCGGGCGGCTGGAGCGCGAGTTGCGCCTGCAGGTCAAGACATACCTTGCCGAAGCACACGAAGCGGCGGCGGCGATACGCCAGGAACGCGCAGAGGCGCGTCTGGATCTGGCGCAGGCCGCGCACGATCTCGCGTCCGACGTAACGGCGCGGTTGGCCGAAGTGCGCAATGGCAAGGACGGCGAGCCGGGGCCGCCGGGCGCCGACTCCACGGTCCCAGGGCCGCCCGGCTCGGACGGCAGAAGCTTTAACGGACGACGCGCCTACTCCGACCAGGAGACATATGGCGCGCTCGATGTCGTCGCGTTGGACGGCAGCAGCTTCTTCGCCCTGCGCGACGATCCGGGTCCGTGTCCCGGTGACGGCTGGCAGCTCATGTCGCCGCGGGGACGCGCTGGGCAACCGGGGCCGCGCGGCGAGAAGGGCGAGCGAGGCATTGCCGGCCCCGCCGGGCCTCCGGCCCCGCCTGCGGCATCCTTTACCGTCACCGACGAGGGCGTGCTGACGCTGAGCTGGGAGGACGGCAAAACGCTCTCCTGCGACCTCTACCCGTTGCTCGCCCGCCTGCGATGAGAACCGATTACCGCATCAGCCGCACCATCGTCCCGGCCGCGAGCCTGGCGCTGGTCACGGTGGAGCAGGCCAAGGCGACGCTGGGCATCGACGCGGCCGACACCAGCCAGGATGCCGCATTGGCGGCTCTGATCGGCCAGGTCAGTGCCGCAATCCACCGCTACATAGACCGCATCCTCGTCCAGCAGGGCTACCGCGACCAGTTCCGCTATGTCGCCAACTGGATGTTCGTCGGCGAGCCCCTCCAATTGTGGCAATACCCGGTCGCGCTCGACGAGGACGGCTCTGCCGTCGCCACCATCGTGCAGGACGGCGTGGCGGTCGACGCCGCGCTATACGAGGCCAACGACGAGCGCGGGTTGCTCTACTCGATCGACGCCTCCGGCGCCTACGGGTGGACGGGGTTGCTGATAACCGTCGATTACACCGCCGGATACGACCCGATCCCCGACGACGTACAGGCGGCTGCTCTCGATTGGCTGACGGCACGCTGGCACGCAGAGGGGCGCGATCCCGGCCTGCGCAGCGAGACCGTGCCCGACCTCCTGGCGCAGACCTATGCCGGGGCGGAACCAATGACGTCCTCCGGGATTCCCGGCGCGGCACGCGACCTGCTGGCGCCGTACATGCGCCCGGCGCTGTGACCCCAGAGACGATGATTGCCCGGCTCGATGCGGCAATCGCCCAGTACGGGCAAACGGTTACCTTGCAGCGCACAGAAGTGGACAGCGCCTCGGGCGAGGTGACGGTCGGCGAGACGCTGGTCTGCCCGGCAATGGTGCGCGCGTCGGGGCCGCAAGACCTGGAGGCGGGCGAAGTCCTCTCGATCCGCATCGTCATCTCGCCGACCGGGCTGGGCTCCTGGGGCATCCCGTCGCGCGACGACCGCATCGTGATCGAGGGCGACGAAAGCAACCTCGAGCAGGTCGTGCCGATCTACTGGGGGGGCCGGCTCGTCAGAGTGAACCTGTTGGCGAGGGGATGATC